GAAACACTTCCACCACTAGAGCGTTTAATCATATCTTATTATATTAAAAAATCAGAAGAAATAATTAATGATTTTTGGAAACCCAAAAAACCAATTTTCACATCAACACTTTGGTTATCTAAACAAACTGCTGGTTCTTATATTAAACCGCATAGTGATTTAGATGGTGGTGTTAATTCTCAATATACCCATAGTGGCATTATTTATTTAAATACCCAACAAGAAGGTGGAGAACTATTCTTTCCTGTAGTAGAAAAAGAATTTAAACCAGAAGCAGGAGATTTTATTTCATTTGATTGTAAAGAAAAAGAATCATTGCATGGAGTTAAAATGACAACTCAAAATAGATATGCAATACCAATTTGGTTTACAGATTTAGAAGAATATAGAATTAAATAAGTTCGTTTCTACCAAGTGCAATATCAGCAGATGCTTGAAATGCTTTAACGGTTCTACGACTTTTAGCCCAACCTTTTGATCTCCATAGTGGAATTGTTGCCATAATATCTGCAGCAATTTGTGATCTTATTTCTTTTACTGTAAGAATAACTAATTCTGCAACTGCCTGCTTTTGTTCTTCACTTAAATCTTCTAAACTCATTTATGTTCTTTCATGTGTCGTCTTAATGTATCATGAGCAAAATATCCCCATCTGACATTAATTTCTTGTTTGCAGATTGGACAAATTACAACTTTGTTATCAGCCAAGTTTCCCCCATTGTATGTTAATTTCCCAAAGCAAAATATTAATTATAAGGTGACTTTTTTCTACGATATTGCCACGAGAAAAAATAATTCCCAAACCGAAATAATGTGTTCTTGATATATACATACTTATAGTATACTACAAAAGCATTGGTTTGTCTAGTAGTTAAAACCTTCGGCGGTTGTATCATTTGATAACATTAAAGTAGACCAATTTCCAATTTGGAAATTACCATCATTATTAAATTCATAGAAAAAATCAAAAACGTCTCCGCCACCAATTTCTCCATAAATAATTCTTATAGGATAAAAATCTCCTTGAGACATACTATAATAATTTGAATATGCCATTTGTTGTCCATGTGCACCACCATTATTAACTATACAATTATTAACAGTATATCCAGAAATAGCATCACTACCCATCCAAACATATGATCCATCATCACTATTTGTAGCAAATCTATATGTTCCAGTTGACGGTACTGCAAAATAACCAGTCCACATAACACTATAATTATCAGCATTAGTTGTTATGTTAAGTGTTGTATCAGTACCTGCAGAATCTGGAGTTTTTCCATCAAACCATGTTGGATCTTCACCAAAATAACCTTGATCATATCTACGTTTCCATAAACCACCATTAGGATATCCAACTCCTGGTTCTGCACCACTAAGTGTTAGTGTTGTAATTGGTGGAACAAATTGATAACTAGATCCAATTACTGATTGAATAATTGGCATATTAGTCCTGACTTATACCGTACCCTGAAATGATCCATCTATTAGAATCAATTTTCATCACAGTAGCCATTGAATTTTGTGTAATATCATATCCACCAGATGTATAGTTAACACCTACAGCAGTAAGACGAGTTAAACCTGAATCGTTTGCATTAATATATACATAAGTATTTTCATCAGTTACAATTGTAAAAGTAAAACCAATTGGAAGATTTAGCGAAGAATCGTCTGGCAGAAAAATTGCATCCCACCAACTATTATTACCATAAATATAAACATGTTTTCCATTCCAAGAATCCTGAGCATGCCATGTATTCCAATCGGCATTTGATTTAAATGCTTGTGGAATTCCAGTAGGAGATGATGATGAACTAAAACGAGCCATTATTCACCTTGTTCTAGTGACATGTCAAGCACTGATAACAATGCACTACCTTCAGTAATTGCATAAAGAGAATCTCCACCAGGAAGTTCAAAAGAAATTGCACTATCTACGGGCAGTTTATATCCAAAATTGCTTCCAGACAAAGTGTCGTCTCCACCAATTAGTACCGCATCTGGACCTTGATTTTGAAGAGTGATATCTTTACCAGAATGCTTTCCTAGAGGAGTTAAGCGTAATGGCGTTGAATTGAGTTCATAAATAATATGTGTAGTCATGGTCCCTATTTTACCATATTTCTTAGGGGATGAGTAGGCCAATAATATTTGCAGGTATCACAACAAGTAACATTATAGGGACTATTGGTCCAAGGCTGAAATGAAGCATAAGCCATTGGATCTTTATTAAATAAACTAACTTTATGAGTAGTTGTCATGCATCTAAGCGTAATGTCATCTTCCATCCAGAAAGGTAATTGTTTACTCCACGTATGTTTATATTGACTTGCTAATTCTCGTAAATTACGCTTATTGTTAATAGTCTTAATACCACGCCATTCGGCTTCATAAACCATGTGGTCAATATAATTAACTAATTCGTATTCTGCATTTTTCCACATAAGTACAGCAGGGTGATTACGCCACGCTCCAGAAGGTGAAGCACCTGATAATACTTTAAGTATTTGATAGCCTTCAAGTATTTGCTTGTTAAGGCGTTTATTGTCTAATGATTGTGCTGAGGCTTCATAGTCGCCATGAGGTAGGAAAGTTTGCATATTATTAGTATACCCTTATCAACTGACATTGTCAACAAGGGCAACTAATTAATTGCCATGCATAAGTAATTAGATTATTAGTAATAAACAAGGCTGCCGTAGTAAATAAAATATTAACAACATTTGATAACAAAATGTTATATTCCATAGCAACTATTTGCTCATTAACTTTATGATCCAATAACTTCATGATTCTCCTATTTTGGGAAACTTACTTTCCCGTTGTCAGCAAATACAAGACCTAGGGAATCTCCTGGGGATAATTGTACCTCATTAATACCAGTTGTTGCCCAATTCCATTTACCATTTATGTCAAATGGATTTGGTATTAGTTGTTTCCTTTTTACTAATACTGCCCAATATGCCTTTTCAGATGGCATTTTGACACAAGATTCTTGTGATTTGTTAGGTAAACCCATTACACGACAAAGAACAGCATCGCCATATTTTTGAGTTCCTTCGGTATCTATTTTAGCATTCTTTAATACTTGCAGAGCGGATGTTGGTTTATCAACATTGATACAGGACAATACTCTTGTTCCATCTTCCTGTAAAACACTAAAGTCAATGTATAGGTTTACACAATTTTCTGCGGGTTTTATAAAAATGTAAGTTAATCCTGCAGTAAGTAACCCTATAACTAGTAGTCTAATCGTTAATCGTTTCATTGTACCTTCCATAATTGCTCATCATTTTCATTGTAATGTCTTGCCATGACAAACAATAAATCTGATAATCTATTTAAATATACCAAACATGTTGATATAGAACTTAAATCTTCTGATGCGTGACCTTCCATATCTGTAGCATACCAATACCATGCAGTTCGTTCTGCACGTCTTACAACGGCTCTAGCAAGGTGTATTGGACCTTTTGGCAATATAAAGGTTGTCAGGGGTTGGACATATGAGTTCATGTCTTCTATAACCGCTTCAAGCCATTGAACTCTATCTTCCGTAATCTTTAAATTATTTGATCCAGCAATCACAGCACCCATAGTAAATAAATCTTGTTGAATTGAATCAACAATATCATTTTGAATGCCCATGTTTCCTATTGCAGAATTGGCTTCATCAACATCTCCAATAGCATATATCCGTGGATCTATTTTTCCTGTACGTTTGTTATTGGCTAATGAAGTAGTACCATCATCACCAGTTTTGGTGGTAATTTTGGTAAGTCTATTTGGCATAACATCCTTTACAAATTATAACGAAATCGTTATAGTCTTTCAATCTTACCACATATCCAACCCTCTTGCCACATTCATGACAATATTGTTTTTCGCCACGGGATTTATGAGTCATACTTTCAACAACAGCATTATAAAGAGCCTCATCTAGATCAATTTCTATTTCAGCCATTTTTACTAAAGGCCATTGTAATGACCAATGTTTAGATAGTTTTATCATTCATATCTCCTTTTAACATTGTTATTACTCTTTTTGTTTGTGATTTTGATTCAAAGCATTCAGGATGGATGTCTAATCCATATTCTGCATATTGCCTAGAAGCCCAATCAAATGCTTCCTGCCATGTTTTATATTGCGTATCTGTAATTCTTGCTTCTGGCATAATCTGCTCATCATTATCATCTAAATCTGATGCAAATCCAATAACAGAAGCAAATCCACCTAAAGGGTGTTTTCTTACTACATAAAAATTATCTGCACTCACTTTAACTCCTTCTGGTTATTTATACCGTACTCTGTTTTATCTGGTTTAAGAAATGCTGCAACATTATATCCCATTAAATCAAATCCGTCACCATTTACTGGATCTGCTATCTCATTATCTCCTTCAGGGGTAGGATTTGGCATAACAATTGCTTCTGCAATTTCATGTGTTAATGGATACATTATATCTGTATTCCCAGATTCATACCATTTCTTTACGTTTATTCTAATAACGGATCCAGTTGCATGAAATCCAACCCAATCTTTATATTTATCACCAGAATACTCTGGTCCTAAATCATTGGCAAGGGTGATATGCAGGGTATGTCCTGGCATGTTCCATTCATTTTGTACAATTTTTGAATAGTTACGACAAACACGATAAATTCGTGAAACTTCTCGTGGGGTAATCAAAGATGATTGATTAGATATAGAACAATTAATCATTGCAGCCATTGCTAAATGTATCATTTCAATTCATCTCCTAAATGTGAAAAGAACTTTCCGCAATCAAGACAAGTGCTATCCCAATCGCCACAAGTATCACAAGTTTCGCCATATTTTTGATTTATATGTTCGCACCCTTTCAACTCCTTCTCAATAGCCTGAAATCCTTTAACAATACAAACTTCAACCCCATCCCCATACCTATGGGTAAATGGTTTTCCTACGTTCCATAGTTGATCGTCTTCAACAATTAAATAATCATTAATAGAATCAGGATTTGTATCTCCTTGTACCCTTCCAATATGATATGTTTTAATTAATTTTTCATTAATATAAATTGGAATATGAATAGGCATTAAATACTCTCAATACATTTAATAAGGGCTTTAGACCAATTTTGCATTCCTGGAAATTCCATGTTTGATCTGATTCCACGACCTGCATGTTTATACCAACTAATCTGAAGACCATTAAGTTTATATATAAAATTTGGTGGGCAACCATCTAAATGCCTTTCACCATCACACCAGCAATATGAAGACATAAAAAATGTGCCATTATCATATTCATCTTCTCCAGAATTTGATGTTAAAGTTGTCCATCCACCAATTGGATCATGTCCACGTTTTTCAGCAATAACCTGAGCAATTAGGTGCAATCCATCAGTAGCCCAATCTGCTTCAAACTCTTCCCACTGTTTATTAGACAATAGTATTTGTCCTAATTCCATTACTTAATCCCCTTAAATACAGACCCATCCAATTGAAAATAATTGTCATGATATCCAAATTTCATTTTTTTAAATCTTCGGTTGATAGCCCATCTCATACCAATTTTGGTATAAGCAAGTCCATGGGTAACGCTTGTCCAGTATCCACCATCTTTATTACCTTTACAGTTTACCCATGTCATAATATCCCAGAATCGTGCCCTAGGGCCATATCTCCAATTCTGGTGTACTTTTATAATATATTTAGGACGTTTTTCTTTTTTGGTCATACATCAATTATAAACCCGTTGGCCTTCGCTGTCAAGTTCGGCGGAAATATAGGATTATACAAACCACTCTACGGCACTAAAAGTGCCTAAATGGTTATATACTCCACCATCCCCCATATACAGCCTTTCCACTATCAATCCATTCTTTATGCAATTCCGCTTGTTCTTTCCAATTTATTTCGTGGGTAGGCTCGTTACAATCAGGGCATATATCAAATCCCGTATCATTATAGACATGGTTACAATACATCGTAATCTTTCCAGTCGCAATGCATACACCATTTATAGTGTGGTTGTCCATTGCGTTTAATGGTAATGGCTACCAGAGGATGTTTTCCTTTGGCACATTTACGGGCTATAACCCTATGAGTAATAAATCCAAATAGCGTGTATTTGATCCAAATATGCCAAATATATTTAATCCAAGATTTGATATAGTTCATATAGCCATTATAGCAAATTTGGCGGGGATAAGGAATATACCCCATAACCCCTATAGTAAATAACACCTATAAGGGCATATGGCGGATAGGCGGATAGTTTGAATACCGTTGTTTTATAGCAAATAAACTATAACTTATCCACAGGCAAATAGGGTGTTTGATAGGTTGTTTGGATAGTTATCCACAGGTTTATCCACAAATAAATATTACTGAGATTTTTATTGTCTGACCTAGAAGTGGAGTAAAGTGGAGGATAGTGGAGAATTGAGCACTTTTACTCGTAAGGCCTCGTAATCTTTTTTTACAAACCACCTATCCCCAAACCTCCTATGGGCTTATATCACACATATCATTGTTTGTCAAACACCTTATCTCATATCCAAATTTGTGCATTATAGCCCCAAACCACATGTTTGTCAAATCCTAAAAAATAGCAAATTTGGGCTAAAATGTTTGATAATCGTAAAGAATGTTTTAAAATGTTTTAAAAACCAGGAAAAAGGTTTGTTTATTACTATAGGGGGGATTTGGATACTATTGTTTGGATCCCCGTGGATTTTTGAAATGCTTCGTAATCCTGTTTAAAAGCCTCCGCCATTTTGTCGGGGCATCTTGATGATCATGTTTACAATCATGTTTAGAAAAACCATCGTTAATAAAATATGGACCACCGTATCTGGAAAAATGATTTCTTGGAGACATGGATCTATTATATCGTAATCCAGGCAAAAAAAAGAGCCCTTCGTAAAGGGCCAATTTTTTTACACGGGGCAACTTTATTGAGACTGTCCTGCCTCAAAAAAGATTGCTTCCATTGAATCATAGTCCTTGTCCTCAACGTCTAATGCTTCAAGGAATAGGGCGTATGTTTCTTCTACATATATTTCCGCTCTTGGGGTGCTACTCACTATGCCCTCATCTATCATGGCTGCTAGTGGTAGCCCCAAGTCGTTATAGTCTACGAAATCCTCAAACTGATCGTCATACCTATAGGTCTGCCAAACCTGATTAAGGATTGAACACTTCCTTTTAAAATCCAAGTTTCCTGTATTCTCGTTCATAGTCTATATCTGTCCTCATACTCATTTCGTGGTCTGCTGATTCTGCTACTTGTCTAAATCTAGCAAAATGTAAATACGGCATAGCAGTTGCTATATAGTATCCCACTCGCTCTAAATCTAGAGTCAAATCAGATATTGCTTTTGTTAATTGTTTTGCTACTCTTTCCTCTGATGTTGATACTGATGTTTGTATTCTATACATTCTACCCTCCTATTCATTATACCAAAAAGTAAGGGGGTTGGCAAGCCCACCACAAACCCGCCAACCCCATGCAGTTACGTGGACCCATCACGTCTGCAGCGCAGTCAAAACTCCATGAAATGCAATGAACTGTTCAAATGAATGTGTTCCAGTCTCATCTGTCACAGTTTTGTTAACCATGTCAATTGTGATATCTGGATGGTCCCCGCCGTAGGCTCCAGATTCATTGCTGGCCCAGAGACCAAACCCAGTTTCATCATTCCACTGGTCCCCAATCAACTGAGATACGATAATACGGGCACAGTATGAAGAGTCTGTCCATCGTGGACGGGCAGCATTCAATGCATTAGCCAAACTACTAAATCTTTCATAGCCACCCCAATGACTATATAGATTTAACGTTAGGCCATCACTTTGTTCAATTGTATATACAATACGGTCGCCCATTATTCTTGCTCCTCACAATCTGTAATTTCCAATGGATACCAGTCAATTGCAAATCGTTCAACATCTTCATGCAATTGTAATTGATTAACTTGTTCTAGTGCATCGTTTTCGTCTACCCCTTCAACTTCAAACTCATAGATAGTTTCTCGTGAAGCGGTTATTAAGTATTTAGGCATAGGTCTCCTCTATTTCTTTTAGTTCTTCCATAGTAGCACATGCTACGCATTTTCCCAAATCTGAGAATTGTTCATAGTGCAATTCGCCTGCTTCTCCCCAATGCTGTTCTTCACAGTTCTCGCAGAGATAATTAGGCTCCTCAACACATATTTGAATAATAGTATTATCAGGGCAGGGTACCTCAGTGATGAAGTATCCTAGTCTATTTACAAATCCCCATCCAGATGTAATCCAACTTGTATTAGATTCACCATGGGTATAGGTCCAGATGTTGTTTGGATTCTGGGATTTGACAAATTCTACTTCGTCTCCATAGGTCTCAAACATGATACCGTCTCCACCTTCAGATTGAAATGAAGCATTCTCATCTAGGTGGTTTGGTATTGGCTTATAAGTGGCTTCCCACTCTTCCATTGACATTTCAATGAAGTTTTCCATATATTTCCTTTGCTTGGTGTAGTATGATGTAGAGAGCCTCTGTAGCCCCTTCATGATAGTCTATCATTGATGAATCATCGTTGTCAAACATGCTGCCATCAGCATATTTTTCATTCAGGTCAGTTAGAGCATGTTCGTGCTCATTGTATTTGATCTCTATTAAACTTATTAGTTCCTCAAAGGCCTCATCCATGTAATGAGTCCTCATAGGCATATGGGTCAAACTCTCTACCTGCTTCATTTGTATAGTTTTCTTGATATACCAATGTGTATGCTGCTTCTAGTCCCATTGCATACCCTTCTGCTTCCTTACGTTCAAACCCATCCATTGCGTCATCATATCCGCTTTCAATTTCCGCTTTGTGCAGTTCTACGTATTCCGCCCATGCCTCATCAATGAGTTTTTCTAGTTTTTGTTTTGTATCCACTTGGGTCTCCTTATCTTAGTAGTGAAAATCAACGGGTACTAAATATTGTAACGCAGACTTATCCTTGTCGTCAAGTCTATCGTTAATATATCCAATATGTGCTGTATATTCAGCAAGGTCATAGAAATGGCTATCAGGTGTGTAATAGTCTTGTATCATATCTGCTGCTGATTTAATGTAATAACTGTTTAAACTACCAAACCTTTGCTCATTATCTGGAATAGCATTGTTTGATATATAGTCAACAATATCACTCTTAAACTTATCAGTGTCAATCTGGGCAAGCATACGATTCATTTCCTCAATACGCCATTTTTTGATGTTTGATAAAATTTCAAGAAACTTTTCTGGATTCTCAGCATATGAGATAGTTGTAGATGATGTGTCCTCATACTGTGAATCAGACCAACGACCACCCCCAACTACATGCCAGTCAGACCAGTCAACAAACTTATCACCGTCCTCTGATGATAGTCTTGTTTGAACAATCTCAAACGCTTCCTCTTTATCTTGGGCTTCAACTGCGAAGTAGTGTATGGTGTGCATTTTTTCTCCTTTATATTAATTATACAAAAATGTTATTTGTTTGTCAAGTGTTCAACAACTGCGCCAAGTGCCTCATCAATGGCCTGCCACATGTGTTTGTTTCTTGATAAAATTAATTTAACTTCTAGCCAGGTATCGTCAGAGATCTCTTCACCAACTAAATCTTCAATCTCTTCTCTATCACATAAAAACAGGGCATCCATTAGTCACCCCAATACTGTAATATAGTAATGATAGTAGTATGGATAGCGCAATCACAATCATTTCCTGCTTTCTGAAAATGTTTGAGATTATCCTCATAGATAGAATCTATAAGTTCGGATATGGTATATGGTTTATATTCTATTTGGGTCATATCTTAATTATAGTGGTTTGGGGAGACAAAATCAATCTCCGTAATGAGGTTTGGAGAATAATCTTATGTGATCTTAATCACAAGACCCGAGAAATCTCAACTCGGGCCCTTTTTGCGATGCGTACGGGATTTGAACCCGTGATCTTCACAGTGACAGTGTGATGATTTAACCACTAATCTAACGCACCAATTGGTGAGCAGTTTTAAATCTTGCTCAGGATTTTTTTATTATGCAACCTGCATTACATTTTGCACAACTTTTAGCAGACGATTTTTTTCTGCATTGATTGATGGGTCAAATCCACTTGCTGCTGCAAGAATAGATTCGTTATTACCACCACGAGATGAGCGATACCAATCAAGGCGTTCAGTAAGCGCATTAAACGCTCCCCACGCATTGCCAGCAATCATGCCATTAAATTCGCCAGTGTAAATATCATTGATTGTGTCAATTTTATTTTCCCACTTTTTAACAGCACCCTTAGAATCCTTTTCAGGCTTTGGGTAAGCAGCCAAAATGATTTTATTGAAATCAATCGCAGTGACTTCTTTTTCAATCATAGCCTTAGCCATTAAATCAAATTCATCCATGTAGGCATTAGCAAGACCTAGAGTTTCTCTAGCAATTTGCACTTTACCATTGGCGGTTTGAGTGTGGCGAATCTTGAAAGATTGCTTGATACCATTTTTCTTTTTCTTGCCACCTAGTGCAAGATTAAGAGTGTTAGCGCACACAACACGAACAGGTGTTATGCTTGCTTGAATAGCGATTGAGCCATCATGTGATGTATTGATGAGAAGATAAGTTTTAACTTTATCTGCAACACCATTTGGGTCAAGAATTGTTTCACGCTCTAACGCAAGAGAGCCAAATACAACACGACCGCCACGAATAGAGCCAGCCGTTTCCCAACGACCGCCACCATCTAGGATATTATCACCAAATGAAAATAAATCTTCATTTTGTAGGACATGATAACGCTCACCAACAACACCTAAAACATCAGTTTGGGTGGAATCAGTAGGATTAGTGCGAACAACATATTGATAAGATTTATCGCTTGTTAATTCGCTAGGAATATCTAAGTCAATAAGACGAACATTCCAATTAGATAAATTAGCAGCCTCTAACATTTCGCTAGTGGTTTTTTCCTCAGTGAAAACAGTTCCTAAACCATGCCATGCAGGTTCACGAAATGAGGCAAAAGAGGTTTTGCCATTTTGAGTTTCTAACTCATGAGCCATTTTTTTTCCTTTCGTTATGCTTTACAATCTAGTTTAGCATTAGGGGCTGACAATGTCAAATCTTACTAGCAGACATGGGACAAATTGGACATGTGACGTAAATCATATTCGTAACACGGCGTGTCGCCTTGACGGGCCGAGCAAACTTTGCAGACGATCACAAGAGGTGGAGCAGTTTTAAAACATGCTCAGGTTTTTTCTTGATAGCCCCCTATCAGAAATCGCTGCACCAGGTTTCACTTACATCATAGTTATCAATCACAACGTCACCATGATTAATATCTACGTAGCATTCAGACAGAATGTCGTTGATATCAAAAGAATCTTTTTCATTGCGGGCCACATTAATGCGTCCACTGAATTCAATTGTTGCAGTAAACTCAACTTCAACTGATGGATGGTGGTCAACAATATCGCACAACTCTTCCAAAATAACGTTTACATCATCCTGGTCCATGTCATATGCATTGTCAATTAGATTAATGATTTGGCCCTGAACACGACCGTTCTCAGCCTTCCAGTAATCACAATTTGAATGGGCACTGAGTTGGGTCTCTAGGTCCCTAATGCGGGACCGTAGAAATTCTTCTGTGGCCTGTACTGTAGTATTATCCATTAAACTCTTCTCCTAACTTGTCAAATTCTTTAATATCTGAAATCATAGCGTCCATTTGACTTTCTGTCAAGCAGGCACTCGTTACCAGTGTGGCAGTTAATGAAGCAAGGTGTGCAGAATATTCAAACATTGCTTTTGCTTGTTCATCTTGTGTCATATTAGCAAAGTTTTGCATTAGTTTCTTTGCCATTATCATTGTGCTAAAATCAGTAACAGCGTTACCAGTAGCATTTTGTATTTTTAGTGCGGTGGCTATCATTTTTTTCCTTTTCTACTTATATATATAATCTTACACGAGCGGACTGACATTTGCAAGCCAAAAACAGCCTTATCTTAAATACTGAGATGTGAGAAATATCACATGGCCCCGAGCCCCCTGTGGATAACTTGTGGATAAGGTTAGGAACGGGCTTTTAGATCTAGAATCGCAACCCTATTCAGCACTTCGCATTTGACGATCTGCCTAACCAAATTTGTGGAGCCTTTTATTACACTTGCTCAGGTGTTTCGCAATTTGTCCATATGCGAGATGGAAGGTGGCTCAGGGGACTTTCGCAGAATTTCTGCCTTGAACGCAGAGCCACAATTCTTATTTAGTTGTTGATACCATTGCTAAACGGCGTTGTCCGTTTGCTAATTGTAAAGAAACTCTAGTTAGTTTTGAGTTAATTGGTGAGAACTTTACAATTCTGCCTGTGATACCTGTTTTGCTTGTTGTGAACAAATCACCTAGTTGGTAAGTATATCCGCCTAGTGTCATTTTGGGTCTTGCCTTTCTGTTTGTGGTGTTATTATTATTTTACTAGATTTTGGGGGAGTAGTCAAATACCCCCCCAATTCTAATTAAAGATACTGAGCGATAGTATTGTAAGTTGAGGTGCTTACAACTTCCTCGTCTGTCATCTTTAGGATACGAATAGCGTTCTCAATCTCGCCAATCATTTCCTTAAATTGCCAATCGTGATAGGTGTTAAAGTCCTTTTGAGGTGCTTCAGGTAAATCTACCAATCCCTTTGGAATTGAGAAACTTACTGATACTTCGCCATTATAGCGAGTATTAGCAGAGATGTCCTCAGCCTTTGACATTTGTGCTACACACAACTTGCCTACTTCTTTTTGCCAAGACTTGTAAGCCTTGTCGTATTTTGCTTCGTTGTTTGCTTGTTCAGCCTTGTCCTTATTTAACTCAGCCAATTTAGTTTCTAGTGCCTTGATTACCTTTGCAGTTGCAATCTTGACATTTATTGCTTTTCCTCTTGCCATTTGTTTCCTTTTCTGTTGGTGGTTTGGGGGTTATCTTAGTCTAACATTTTTAGTGTTAGAAATCAAGTTGAGCCTTTTAGCCTTGACTTGCTCAGGTCAGGTTAGCGTTTGCTAAATTTAGTTCTTTGCTGTCCAAGTTGTCCAGCGTGTCTTACCCTCTACATTAAGGGCAACACGAACATTTCCATTTGGCTGTGGGTCAATCTTTGTAATTATTCCTACTACGCCTGTCTTTTGACTTGTGTAGGTATCTCCTACTTTGTAAGTTGCTGTTGCTACTGACATTTTTTCCTTCTTTCTGTTTGGTTGGTTTTGCTTATACTTAAGTTTAACATTTCCTACTGACATTATCAAGTTATTTTTGGGTTTTTCTCACATTATGAGACGCTTGCGGGTGTGATAAATATCACTTCCTTCCCATACCATTGAGTAGCATAAGCAGGAGACTTATGACCATTAAAGTAATAAGGCTATTATTCATTTTTTATCCTTTATTTTTTGCTAGAGGCGAACACTATGTCCGCTTTAGAGTATACACACAATCCGCAAGAAACGCAAGCGGAACCCTTTTGTGATATTAGTGGAATTGCTTTTTTATTTTCAGGACACTTTGCTCCCACTTTTCCAATCATTGCTTTCATATCTGCCTGTCCCATTGCGAAAGTATCTGCAAGGTATGCCAAGCGAATACCTAACACATTCATATTCTTAGCGTGATCAGAATTGTCTTTGTCTGTTGAGAAATATAAACTAAGGTTATCAATATTGTTTAAGATAATTGCGGCGGTAGGCACACGAGTGTATACCCAGAATTGAACATTCTTATTAGTCTCAATAACATATTTCCAAGCATAAGCATAGTCATCGCTAAAGAAATCGCCATCCCAGTGGATACGGAATAATTTATCTGCGCCACGCTTATCACAATCTTTGATAAAATCTTTTATCATCTCATCAATCAACACAATCATTTCATCTCGTGTTGCGTCTTTTAATTGCTCCCAGTTTGTTAATAGGACATTGCGTACGCCTTTATAGACTTTTTCTAATTTGCCTGCATAGCATACTTTTGCACACGTTGGTGTTTGTCCAGGGCAAGAATATTCTTTGCCTGCGGGTAATCCGAAAGTATTAGCAATCGTTGGTGTTTTACCATTAGGCGAAACTGCATTAGTGACTTTTCTATCTTTACTTCTAATTAGCATTGTGGTGTCTTTCTACTCGTCTTTTAATTGTAACATTTTTTTGGTTGTTTGTCTAATCCGCTTGTATTTCTTTTTGTTTGGAACTGCGGAGGCAGCGTTAGACCTACGTAATTCCATAAGAATACGTAATTGTTCTTTAGTCTTTTTCTGCTTCATAAAATAATCTTATCATAAAAATCTCAAAATCACAAATCGTGGGAGATTCTACGTAAAAGGGATAAAACGGACAGCCCCGAGCCCTACTCGTCAGTAATTACGAATAACTCAACGCTTTCAGTGTAATAAAATTGAGTTACTTCTATTTCACCAAATTCGTTTTCATGTCTAACAAAATAATTATCGCCTGGTCCATCATCTTCAATATCAATAATGGTAACGATATCATCATCAATTTTGATCATATCGTTTTCCATTAATTCTGATACTTTAAATTCACCTGCGCTTATGAATTCCATAGTTTTCATTGTATCAGTGTTTTTTATGTTGTTTTTTCCATCCCTTGTTTGAATAAGAATGATTAGCACTCTTATAAATTGAATGATGTTTTGTTATTGATGTATGGTGATAAATTGAATGGGTAGCGGGCCAAGCAACTGGTGTATCAATCAATAATGCAATTAGTACAACGCCAATTAGTTTTTTCATTAGTACTCCTCTCTTTCAATAATCCAAGCATTTAAGTGGTGAGCCTCAATGATAGCGTGTGCTGGTGCTGAAGTATTACCACGCCAAGTAATTCCTTCAGGTAGTTCAATGTCTAAGTCCCAAAGACCCAAATCATTAACTGCGTCAATAGCCTCAATGCAAGGCTTAACCATAGAATTAGGCACTGGTGGATAGTGATTACCACGCAAGTGCATACTTATCTGACTTTCAATGTCTAAGTGAATACCCAAATCGCTAAGGGTACCACCTGCTAGTTCGTTTGCGAAATTACTTCCCACTTACTTCTCCATTTCTATAAAAGTGTTTGGTGTGTAGTTTGCCATTAGGCTCTGCGAGATTATAGGTTGCATACTCATCTGCAAATCCCCAATCCACGCATTTCTGCCAAGCCTCAACTGCTGTAATTGCATCTGAGTATCTGCCTGTCCAATGTGGTGGCTTTCCGTCATAGGAAGCCGTTATTGCGTATAAGTATTCCATTTTTTTATTCCTTCCAATCTAAGGTTAATTCTAGTTCCTCTGAGTGCCAAAAGTCAATTCCGCAACTGAAACAACGAAATCCATCTATGGCATTATTTTCATTACAATCTATGCAAAGATAATCTGACATTAGAAATCCAATTCTGGGATTAAGTGTTCAGGGTTGCAATCACACCACTCAAAATCAAAATCTCCGTCTGATGAAACCCACTCATCTGAAATTCCTTTACCTTCACAAATAGGGCAGTTAAGAATTTCATCTAACAAATTTTTAATTGCTGACATTTTAGTTTTCCTTTCTAACTTTCTAAAATAATCTTATCAGATAGGACTGACAATCGCAAGCGACACGCCGTAAATTACAATGCCGTAATTCTGAGATCTTAATCACACATCTTAAAAACGGACAAATAGGACAAATCGCCTCGGGCCCCATTTTTGATCATGAGGATTTTTTTGCTAATCAAAAATTGCAGAGATAAATTTTTCTTCTTTGAAATTTGGATTATCTTCTGCAAACCAATCAGCAAAATCAAAAACTAATTCTTTGAAATCTGAAATCTCAACAGGATAATTATCCCAATGATTTTTTAGAATTTCAGCAGTTTTAACATAGTCTTTTCTAGTCATCATTAGGCATTTACACTTTCAATCGCATAAGAAATTTGATTATACGCAGCAGCGCAGGTATAACAAAAAGTTTCAGTAGGAATTCCACCAAGCATTAGGGCATCTACGCCACTATAAACTAAATTAGTAGAATCGCAATTAAATACAGAACAAGTTTTCATTAGTTATTTTCCTTTCCAAAAACAAAATACTCATTTTCAATTTCAACACAATTACATTTGATAGTTTCAACATCTCCATTTTCGTGAAGCATAACAAAACCTGCACCCTCGCAATTATCGCAAGGGATACCTTGAATTTCAACAATAGTTCCAATAGACATTATTTCACCAATGCCTTTCCTCGTAGAGTTCCACGAATACAGAGAGCGTCACACGCTACTTTTACGGAGATACCAACAGGCAGAGTATTTGGATACTCGTTGATAAATTGAGCAACTGCACCCTTAGAAGGTAGAGCAATTTTTTTTGTTAAACCTGAATAGGTTTCTAGTGTTATAGTGTAAGTCATTTTGACTTCCTTTCTTTATTAACTGATAAGACTATCCTATCAGAAGGGTCTGACATTTTCAACACGACACGCCGTTGGGCGTGGTGTGATTTGTATCACTTATGGATACAATTGGACTCAATGTCGTGTCCAAACTCATCTACGAGTTCTTCATAGATTTCATCTAAATAATCAAGATAATCTGACATTTTCTAGTTCTCCTTTCTAAGAGACTTTCATTTTCTTACTCTGTAAGTCTAGCACAGAAATCTCAAAAAGTCAAGGGACAAAACGGACATTTTAAAAGTTTTTTTGTGATTTAGACCACATCTTAAGCGACACGCCCGAATGCGGGTCGGGGCCACTGTCCGAAATGTCCGAATTATTTACGCATAAATACGATCATTCTTCTGGTGGGAAGAACCCGTTTTGTTTTATATCTTTTACAATTAAAACTAAAACGGGGATAGTGAAACCTAACATTACTAATTGAATTAGTGAAGTTATTATTCTATTTAGTGTCATTAGTTAGCACCTTCTAACACTACGAATAGCAAAGTACCAATAGCGAGTAGTGGAAACGCAAGTAGTATCAACATTTATTTATTCACCTACTTTCACTGCAATAGTGCGGTATTGGTAGTTAGCACCATTACCACGAACACGAACAAGATAAGGCTCTAGATTATCGCCATACCATACGGCACGATTATCTTTCTCAGCCTCTACTATCTCGCCCTCTATGGTACGAGAACGATAGAACTTACCTACTAGCAAGTCCTCTATTGTATAGACATTAGCACTCATTATTAAGCACCTACTTTCTGAATAGAACATAGATAGCAAGTGTCTAAACACTTACCACCTTTTAAGAGATAACTAAGCAGAACCTTACGCTCTGCAAAACTAATTTCAGGGTGAAAGTTTTGCACTCCACCATTATTAGATTCGTGAATAATTTTTTCTAAAGTTTTTTGTGATAACATTTGCTATCCTTTCTAATTTGAGAACCTTTCTCAACTTTCTTTATACTATTAAGTATAGCAGGGGGGTCTGACATTTACTGACCAGTAAGTAGGACAAAACGGACATCGTGTCGTGTGAATTACATCACATTTTTAAAATGGACAAATCGGACATTTCTCGGGGCCAAATGTGACCAGTCTCACACCACGACACGCCGTGTCAGGACTTGACTTTTAGGGATATGTGTGCTAGTATTATCCTATAAGAAATTGACAAGGTGTCAATAAAGAAAGGTAGATTAAAATGTCTACATTAACATTAAATACAATTACTACTACTACATGTGTTAAGCATGTGCCTCACATGGAGTCAATCTCCAATGTGAATGATAGTCAATATACATTCTGTGAGGTTTGTGAACAAAACATAGACCGCTTCTACATAGATGATGACTATGATAGATTACCATTCTGGACTAAGTGGACTATTACAAAATAGACCATCCAGTTAGGATACGTGCTCACTATTTTTAGTGGGCTTTTTTTTAGGAAACATGCATCATACATCTTAGAAAAATTTTCAGATTTTTTGAAAATGACTTTTTGCGGTATACTATAAAGATGGTAGAGAAACCTTGGGGGTATTACAGGATCCTCCGCACAGATGACAATAGTCAAGTAAAATATTTATATATTAACGAATACAGTAGACTTTCATATCAAAGTCATGAGCATAGAGCAGAACACTGGTTTATAGTATCTGGAATGGCTCTGGTAACAATAGAGGACGAAAAGAGTGTTTTATATCCAGGAGAGTCAATAGACATTCCAGAAACCATTAAACACCGTATAGAAGCCTTACATGAGCCAGTAGAGTTTATAGAAGTACAAACAGGTACATATTTCGGGGAAGACGATATAGTAAGATACGAAGATGACTACAAGCGAATCTAGTAAATGGGAATCAGATTATGAGTCTTGGTTTATGAAAATTTTTTCAGAATTTTGTTGTGATGGTTGTTCGTGTAAAAGTGAACTTGACCATTCTTCTTCTGATTGATTGCCTAATATGACATTAAAATAAGAAGGTCCTTTAGTAAAATACCAATGATCTGGTTCTGCATAATGAAACCAAATCATACCTACACGATTAGTTCTAGGGTTTGGAAGATCTTCTCTCCAGTGTTCTTGATCATTTCCATAAAAAGATAATATATCTGATATTTCCAGGGTATATGGAACTCCTTCAACATAAAGATCCCAAGGTTCATTTTGGTATAAACATAAATCTAAAGTGTATGTACATGCATGACTATCGTAGTGTTTTGGAAGTTTTGCATTCTTTCCTTGATAATGTACAAACATCCCATACGTTGGTTTTAATGTTTGACTATTAAATATTTTTTGAGCAAGGGGAAGTAGGCGATTAGCCCATTGATTAATCTCATATGATTGATATTTAAAACGACCAAAATCAGGTTCATACAACATATCATGAATTTTAATACTTGCGATATATGACCTAAGTTGATCAAACTCTTCTTTAGATAACAAATCTTTATGATGTTTCACGTGGAACATTATTTGTTTCTTTCATGGCAATACGTTCTTGCCTAGGAATCTCTCCTGGCTGTAGATCTTTTTGGCTATATCCAAGGGTATTTCTAAGTCTTTCATTTCCATAAAACTTTAACTCTCCATCTTCTCTATATGATAACGAAAAGTTATTTTTCTCAACATAATCTAACCACCATTGCTTGACTTCATCTTGTGGATTATCTCCAGCATCGGTAGCAACAAAATATGAACGACCTTTTTTGGTAATAACAACATCTACTTTACTTGGTTTATATTCTTCTGGAACATCAGGATTGATCAGCCATTGACATTTATATGTTTGACAAGGGTTTATCGGACGAGACTCATAAATCTTACATCCGACACATTCATCTACAAAATTGCAGGGTACACGAACTCCATCAATAACTCCAAAATTATGTCCATGAGCAATACCAGAAAACCAACCTTCACAACATTTTGTACAACCTTCACAAGTTCTACCATCTACCATCTGGACACTTTGCTTTCGCTAGGGTTGTTTTTAAATCCATAAAACATCCGCATAATCTACATTTTCTCATGGTTTGTTTAAAATGAGGACATGCTTCACATATCTTTAAACGTTCATTATTGACAGTATCGCTACTTCTTGGCTCGTTAGGATTTAATAAATCCCAAGGTTTGACATCATCACTCATTATTACATTATATCAAGTTTGACGGGGGATCCAACAAGACTCTCGTCTACTTTACTCCATAATTGATAACTCATACTAGGACGTATATAAGCAGATAATCCAATAGCATCTAAACACCAGATATCATCTTTTTGATACCATATAGAGGAGTTATAGTCTACACAGGATTTGTCAAACACAAATAAATAATATATTTTTTTATCATTTTTTTCGGGGACTGGAGACCAATCATTCTCCACTTTTGCAACACATACATACAAATCAGCACTATTAGAAACAACCGAATCCACCATATCGTCTATGGTTTTGTGTTTGCCAAGTCTAGAACCAGAGAATTTGAGTGTTCTTTTCTTTGGGTCATATGTTCCTGATTTGACAGATATGCTTGGTCCTCCATCTAATACCGTCATATCTACCGAAATTGAGTGAGATCTGTTTGGTTGCCAATCATTTATAAATCCCGCTTCATTTAAAGCATTTGCAATAAGTTCTTCTAAAGATTCACTCGTACACGGTAGACGATATACACTGTGATGTATTTTTAATTTATTCAATAGAGCATTTGCTAATTCACTCTGCAATGTTAATACCCAACCACCATAACTCATTTATCCATTATAGCCTAAAAGAGTTTATATGACAACTAGATGACATTATGGGTTGCTTGCAACCATATTTTGTCAAAAGGTTGTTTGGATATCTCTATTTCGGCGGAGTGGGAAAAGCACTTTTATTTTTAAATAGCACTCGTATTTTCATCTCAAATTGTGATATAATTTTCTCATTATGAGCGTTACGACTTGGGCCACTCTAATACTCACAGTACTTTCAATCTTAGGATTTGCAATCACAAGTATTAGATTTCTTGTAAAACACTATTTTGCCGAAATGAAAGCGGAACTTAAACCGAATGGTGGCGGAAGCATAAAAGATCAAGTTACTAGATTAGAGACACGTGCAAATGAAGCAGATCAACTTCGCCGTGAAATGGATAAAAAACTTGATAATATGTTCAAAGTGTTATTGGACTATATTGCGAGCAAAAAATGATACCAAAGATAATTTGGCAAACTCATGAAAATAAGTATGATCAATTAGAAGATTTTCAAAAACAAAATACAAGAACATGGATTAATTTAAACCCTGATTGGGAATATAAATATATAGATGCAGAAGAAAGAGCAAAAATAGTTGAAAGTTATGATGCAAGACTATATAAATCTTATTTAAAAGAACCCAACGTAACACAAGCAGATATTTTTAGATACATAGTTACATATCAACACGGAGGTGTTTATGCAGATATGGACTCAGTATGTAGACAACCATTAACATATTTTTTGAATAATAATTATAATGGAGAACAGGCAGTGTGCACACAATCTTTTTATCATCCAGATAAAGAAGTAGTTAATGACATGGCAACAAATAATTCTAATTTTGCTGTTATTAAAGAATCTCCAATGATAGGAGATATTTTAAAAGATCTACAATTTGCATTTAGAATGAAATTAGAGGCTTTTATTGATCCTTATCAGATATTACCAATAAAATATAATACTTGGACAACTTTTAGTAATAGTGTTCAAAAACATAAAAATAGTATAAATTTTAATTTATTAAAAACAACAATTCATGAAGAAGTTTATAAAAATAGTTTTGAAGATTTTTTTGTAGACTATCACGGAGAAAAAATAACTTATTTAAATCTTGTTTCACGTGAGAATTGGAAACTATTATAATATATATAATATATAAGATATATTTAAAAACTTATATATAGTATATTCTTTCTTATATATATATTTAAGTATACACATGTTTTCTTGGTTTTACAACTTTTATGCCTTGGTCAATTGTAACAATTTGGTAAATTTATTTTTATATGTCCATTTTGTCCTGGTATGTTATAATTTACTTTGGCTATTTCTCAGGATTCTACCCACCCCTCTGCGTCCTGGGAAATAGTCTTATTTTATGGTATAATCTATTTATTATGGCGTGTTCTAACTGCTCTCCAAACATTGATAAGATTGGTGCCAATCCCGCCAATTTTCAATGGTGTGTTGTTCGTGGAGATACTGCAAGCCTAAGAGTTAAATTTTTTGAAAATGATGAAGCAACAGCATATTCCACAGAAGGCTGGACATATATTGCTACAGCATATAACCCACTTAATAAAACAACATATACTTTAGATACTGTTGGAAATAATGGATCAGTGGATATTATTGCTCCAGCAGAGATGACCAAAGACTGGGGGTCTGGTTACAATTCCAAATCTGCGGATATGCCATTTGATGTGCAAGTTCGCATTCCAAAAGAAGGGGATGACACAATCTGGACACCTATTATTGGAACAATTACGGTGTTAGCAGATATTACTCCAGGAGGATTATAAAATGGACAATCCTCCAATTATTAAAGTTGTACCTATAACTGAGTCAGCAAGTGTTGTAAAAGTTGTTAATGGTATAGATAATCCTGAGATTGTTAGAGTTGCCAACTCCCCTGGCGAACAAGGTATTCAAGGTACACAAGGTATACAGGGTACGCAAGGTCTTGATGGATTACAAGGTTTACAAGGTTTTGGATATGCTCAATTACAAGGTATTCAAGGACTTCAGGGAATTCAAGGTACAGAAGGTCTTCAGGGTCTTCAAGGTGCAGAAGGTACTCAGGGTATCCAAGGTATTCAGGGCACACAAGGCACTCAGGGTGTACAGGGTACTCAGGGCGTACAAGGAACACGTGGTCTACAAGGAGTTCAAGGAACTCAAGGTGTGCAGGGAACTCAAGGTGTGCAGGGAACTCAAGGTACCCAAGGTCTCCAAGGTCTCCAAGGAATCCAAGGAATACAAGGTACTCAGGGTACGCAAGGAATCCAGGGTACTCAGGGTATTCAAGGAACCCAAGGAGTCCAGGGCACACAGGGACTTCAAGGCTTACAGGGTGTACAAGGAACTGAAGGTATTCAAGGAACACAAGGTACGCAGGGCATCCAAGGATTACAAGGATTACAAGGTACGCAAGGTATACAGGGCATACAGGGAATACAAGGTATTCAAGGCGTTCAAGGTCTGCAAGGCCTACAAGGTG